CACGAATGTCGATCAAACTGCAGTCTCCTCTGCGTACAATGCGGCGCTCACCACGATGCTGCCCACCACTACTCGGCCGTAGCCGCGAGGCACTGCTAGGCCCTGGGAGGACGTGTTGGTTGGGCCGTTGAACAGGAAAGAGGGCCGCTGATCGACGCTCTCCTGCTGGGCGATGTTTGCGCTGGGGACCTTGGTGGTCATCTGGATGATGCCGCCGACCGCCATCCCGATGCCCAGGCTGATGGCCCAGGTCTGCCCGGTGAAAATGCCTACGGCCACCAACACGGCACCGACAATGGTCTGGAACAAGCCGCCATCCTTGGCGCCGCTTAGCGCGGGCATCAGATGCACGTCCCGCTGGGCGCCGAGAGTGACGGTCAGGCCGTCCTCGCCAACGTCGTCCTTCTCCTCCAGCGCGCCACGCAGGATGTGCCAGTTGTGATCCTCTACGTCCTTGCGGAACCCTGGCAGCTGCGCGCAGAGGGCGTGAACAGCTTCCGCAGGTGTGGCGACATCGAGGGTGAAAGACTCCCCGTACCGCTCTTTCAGGAACCCGTGCAGGTGGAGAGTCTTCATCCGACGTACCTCAGCCAGTGGGTGATCATCGGCAGGTACCGAGCAACTGGCTCGCGGATAGACAGCTTGTGCGGGTCGTACGGGCGCAGGGAGCCGGCCTGGTGCAGGGCGAGGTCGCCCTCTACCAGGATTCCGCCGTGGTTAGGCACAGGGCTCTTCAGCTGGGCCAGCCACACGTCGCCTGGCCGGGCCTCGGACTGGTCGATGCGAGCGAACCCTGCCTTGGAAAACCCCTCGGTGAACAGCTCCCCGCCGGCCTTCCACCACTCCCAGCTGCGCGGGAACTCCAGGAGTCGAATCCCCTTCTCCATCCAGTAGTAGTCGCGGATCAGGGCGTAGCAGTCGGTCACCCCGTGGCGGAATGGGCGGCCAACTAGCGGGGCCCGCTCAACCTGGTCCCCCCACCAGCATATGTCGGAGCACTCGTTGCCATCGGTGGAGAGGACCCCCCATGGCACAGCGGCGCCCATCTGGCCCAACATATCGCCTTCTGACGGTACCGGGTGCCCGTTCGGATGGCTGTGAACCACGGCCAGTAGGGTTTCGGCCAAGGCTTTTGCCACCTCGGCCGGAGCTATCTCGAAATAGTTGTGCGGGTCTGCCGCCACATTCCGCACCTGTCGGCAGCCACTACCGGTGATGACCCAGACGCCCTCTTCCGGGTAGGCCAGCAGCGCCTCTTCGCGGATCTGCCGAGAGAACTGGTCGAACATCACAGCCTCCCTACGCCAGGGAAGCCGTAGTAGGGCAGCACAGCGGCCTCGCCGAAGTGGCGCTTGCAGTCGCTGATCCGCTTCCCGCAGCGGGCTTTGGTCGGGTCAGATGTCGGCTCCCCGCCCTTGGTGTACATGGCCTCACCTGCGTAGGGGCAGGTCACACCCTGGTAAACCCAGCGGCCACCGGACCAATACCGGAACCTGTGCGAACAGGAATCCCTTAGCACCTGGCGGGCCGGCAGCATCTTGCCCTGCTGGTCCATTTTCGCGGACAGCTCGAACTGCAGCAGGTTGCGCTTCTGCGAGGTTTTGCGCTCGATGACGAAGTGATCCGGAGGGAACATTGCCTCCGGGTTGGGCGAGGTCCCGTCGTCCAGGTACTTGCGGTAGGTGCGGATACGCACGACCGGACACCCGACAAGGTCGTCCGAGTCTAGGACCAAGGACAGGAACGCCAGGTCCACCGCGGCAAGAGTGAGGGTCGGCCTCGGCAGCGTGCCGGTACTGTTCCAAGAGAACCCCTCCACCGCGATGGGCAGAGGGGTGTACTCGTAGCCGTTGAACTGGATGGGCAGACCATCTACGGAGGTCGGGGAGAACCGCAGGATTCCGTCCCCGAACTTTCTCGCGTCCAGCTCGAACATGACCACTACCGAGTCCTGCTCAAGTCTCTGGATGTCGGAGGCGATCAACGTGCTCATATAGGCGCCGGTGCAAAATGTCTGCCCATATTCCCATATTTACAGGTCGCGTTCAAACGGGGTTGAAGTCCTGCTTAAAGTTCGCCGTCAGGTTGCAGTCGTTGTAGTCCTTGTGGGAGAAGTTCACCGAAGTGCATACCACTTTGTGGACCTGTCCTGTGGTCAGGTCGGTCCAGCGGAACGCTTTCCAATTCATGCGGGACTTCAGCCAGTCGTATGTGTTCTGGGCTACCTCGGGAGACAGGAACGACCAGGACAGCGACCAGGTATCCTTCGTGTGATTGATGCCGGCAGGCTGGCGCAACTCGTAACCGTCGCCCAGTTCAATAACCTGTACCTTGGCTTCCGGGGTCGCGGCCTGGCCCCAGTCCTGGGGCCCGATGTCCGGGAATACGTCTAGACTCATGCGGTTCGGTTCCTGATCCAGTTATCGAGGGCCCCGTTGGGGCGCGTCTGTTCTACCAGGGTCGACATGACCACTCCCTTGACCATGTCAGCCACCTCCTTGCCCCGACCGGCGGCGTCTCCGCCTGCGTCCTCGACAACCTGCACCACGATCTGAGGTGCCAGGGTTATGGCGTATTCCCCGCCCCCGCCTCCCAGTTTCTTGGCGGTCGCCTCCCTGCCAGTTACGTGGGCCGGGCCCTGGACGATTTCCGGGCCGTACTCACCCACGATGCCGTACTGGCCATAGGGGATAACTCCGCCCTTGTCGTAGGCCCCGGCGTAACTGCCACTTCCACCGGTTCCTCCGGAGGTCATCTGCCCGATGGCGAGGGCCGCTACCAGCCCTGCGGATGCGTAGCCCTGGGCGGTGATGAACGAGGCCAGGGACATGCCGAGCACCTTGGTGGTGTCACCTGGGATGGCCATGGCCTGGGCTGCAGCCAGGTGCGTGTACATCAGGATCTGGGCAATCGCCAGAGCCTTCTGGGCCACGAACGCGGCCTTCTGGGCAGTGGTCGCGCCCTCGGCCACGCTGGCGAACTGACCGAGCAGACCTTCTGCGCTGTTCATCATGGAGATCATGGCCATCTTTCCGGCCTGTTCCCCGTACTCGATGCGGCTCTGGTCCAGCGCTTTGCTCTGGTCGGTGAAGCGCTGCTGGGCTGTCAGCAGGGACTGGTTCTTCCGGTCTTCGATCTCCAGCAGGCGTCGCGCATGCTCCTCCTGGTCGGCCAGCTTCAGTGCGTCCAGGGCCTTCTGTTGCTCGTACGCCTGGTTCGCAATGTTGATCTTGTCCAGCTCGTAGCCGTCGCCCAGCTCAGTCTTGCGGTTCGAGTACCAGCTGAGCCCTTGGGCCCGTTCCATCTCGGTGGAAGCCCATTCTCCGAACGGAGTCGAAGCGGAGTCACTGAGACCGATCGGAGCTGTCGGCGCCCCGTTGAGGACCGACTCGGTGCTCTTGGTCTTCAGCGCTCTGGACAGCCTACCGTACTCTTCCATCGAGACGGCGCCCTCGCGGTACAGGCGGTTCAGCTCGACCAGGTCGTCCAGCGTTTCGGAGAACGGGGAGGTTCCGTAGCTCTCGCGCAATTTTTCAAGGGATTGGTAGTTCTTGTCTTGCTCGAGAGTCAGCTGGTGATGGGCCTTGGCCAGCTCTTCAAGGGCCTTCGCCTTGTTGTCGGCGGAGATCTTCCCCTTGTCCATTAGCAGCTGCAGCTGCTCTGTCTTCTTCTGCGTGTCCTCCAGCGAAGCACCCAGCGGGTCGAACCTCTGGCGCAGGGAGGCGTAGGTGGACTCGGCCGCCTTGAGCGCCTGCTCAGCTTCCCTGGCGGCTTTCTCTGCTGCCTGCTCTGCTTCAGACTTGCCGCCCTTCGGCTTGTTCTTCTGCTCGATGTTCGTGCGCAGCTGCTTGATCTGCTGCAACAGTTCCAGCTCGGCCTTCAGTCGGTCGGCTTCAAGCTCGTCATAGGTGCCCTCGAAGCTGGTCCCCTTGAGCAGGTTGTATTCCGCTCGGAGAGCGACCACGTTTTCCAGGCGCACCTCCAGATCCGCAAGCTGCTGCTCGTCGGTCATGTGGAACTGGGTAAGAGCGTCCTGGGCGTCCGCCAGGCGGGTGGCGTTTTCTGCCACCTCGCTGTAAAGCTCGGCCTCCTTTGCCAGAAGGTCGTTGCGCTCCTGGTTGAGGCGGTTGTAGCTGTCCTGGCCTGGGCGGTTCTTCGTGTCATTGTCCTTGATGGCCTGGTCGTCCTGGGCCACCAGGGAGTCGATCTCAGCCTGGACGATGGCGCGTTTACGCTGCAGGGCGATCAGCTTTTCAGCGGCCGTGGCCTCTTTCTCCATAGCTGCCGCCGCAGCGGAGGACTGGCTAGCCAGCAGATCCGCAGAGGAGACCTCCCTCAGCGTGACCATG